TGGTTAAAGAGGTTGCGAGCCCGGGAAATGGCAAGGCTGTTCACTGATGAGGGCAGGACGGTAAAGGAACTGACATCGAGGTTTGGCATCAGTCAGCGCACGGTGCATAGAGCATTAAGCAAGACCTTGAATAAAGGAGATCTACCCAGAAATGAATCCCCTTAGATATTTGAAATATGTGAGGATAATCTAACGGAGTTTGGAGGTATCTAACGAGATGAATGAAATCCCTATTCCTATGCAGCTAGCCCGCCGTGATATAGATAGGCTCAAGACCTATAAAGAACTTCTTGATTTCTACCGCAGTATTCACTGGGAGGGCAGGGTAGCCAGGGGAGAGAAACACCTGACTTTTAACTATGCCAAGGTCTTTGTGGATAAGGTTACCTCGTATCTAATGTCGGGCATTAACTTTACCGTTGATGCCGTAGAGGACTCCGATGAGGCTAGAGCCAGAGCCAGAAAGGCAGAGGTCGCCTTGTATCGGGTGTATGCGGAGAACAACCTGGAGCAGCTTGACCTTGACACTGAAATTGATTGTGCCATTCTTGGGGATGCCTGCTATAAGGTTATCTGGGATGGTGAGACAAAAAGTGTCAGAATTACTGCTCCCGATGTTCAGGGTATCTACGCCTGGTGGCTTGGTGATGATACCTCCCGAGTATGGAGGGTAGCCTCTAAATATAGTCTATCAGCCGAAGAAACCGAGCTTCTTCATCAAGTAAAGCCCAAGGCTAAGACAGCTACCATTATTGAGCTGTGGACAGATAGGGAATTTGAGCTTTACCTGGATAATGCCCTTATAGATAAAAAGCCTAATCCCTACGGATTTATACCATTCGTGGTTTATCCTAATCTAAGGGAGCCCAAGAAGTTCTGGGGTATATCTGATTTGCTTCAGATTATGGAGCCACAGCGAGAGCTAAACAGAGCAATGAGCCAGCTATCTAAGATATTGGAGCTATCAGGCAATCCCATTGCTGTCCTGGAAAATGTTGAGGAGTCTGAGGATATAGCGGTTAAGCCTGGAGCAGTGTGGAATATACCCGAGGACGCTAAAGCCTATCTCCTTGACCTACTACAGGGGGGTGGGGTGAGGCTGCACATAGATTATATCAATTTGCTGTATAGAATCCTGCACGATATATCGGAATCGCCTAGGGCTGCTTTCGGTGGAACGGAAAGGGACATATCCGGAGTAGCCCTCGAGATTGAGCTTCAGCCACTACTACAGAAGGTCAGGCGAAAGAGGCTTATCAGAACCGCTGTCTATAACCAGAGGAATCAGATGGTTCTCAGACTTCTTGAGCAATACCAGGGCGAGAGCTTTGGTGATAATCATTTGCGGGTAGTGTGGGCTTCAGTATTGCCTCGAGATATGGCTAGGCAGGTTTCAAATGAGCAGATACTGGTCCAGACCGGTATCCACTCTCGCCGACGGGCAATGGATGAGTTGGGTGTTAAAGACCCCGAGAATGAGTTTAATAGATGGCTTGAGGAGAGGGAGACCATCCTCAGGATGAATAAAGAGCTTAACGCCAAATCTACCAGGGGCGGAGCGAGAGAGAGGGCTATAGATTCCCAGGCGGAGGGCGTTGAGGTGATAAGTTAGAGGAGGAAACCTTAGCTATGTTGACCGAGGAAGAAATCAAGGCACTACAGGACGAGCTTGAATCAATAAGGGGAGAGTTAAAACAGGAGAAGGAGACCCTTACCAGTGAGCTTTCTTCACGGAATACCAGGGTCTCAGAGCTTGAGCAGGCGGTTGCTTCAAAGGATTCAGATGTTATTACCTTGAAGCAAACCGTGGCTGAGCTAGACGAGAAGCTTGGCTTGGTTAACCAGAGCCTGAATCAGGCAGTCTCAAGCTATAAGGCTCTGGTAGTTCAGGCTAACCCTGGTGTCATTGAGGAGCTTATTAGCGGGGATAGTATTGAGCAGGTAAATGAGTCTGTGGAGAGGGCTAAGACCCTCGTCAGTAGGGTGAGGAAGGGACTAGAAGCAGAGGTGTCTAAGACCAGGGTTCCCGCCGGAGCTCCAGAGAGGACTCTGCCTGACCTGTCAGCTTTATCCCCACGGGAGAAAATCCAATATGCAATAGGAGGTAAAAGATAATGGCTTTAACACTAGCTGAGGCAGCTAAGCTGTCAAATGATATGCTACTTCAAGGGGTAGTGGAGACCATCGTTAAGGACTCACCTATCCTTCAACAACTGCCCTTCATTGAAATCGTGGGCAATGGTTTAACCTATAACCAAGAGAAGACCTTACCTGCCATTGATTTCTATGATGTCGGCGATACCTGGCAAGAATCCACGCCAACCTTCGAGCAGAAGACGGCAAACCTGAAGATTATGGGTGGTGATGCCGATGTTGATAACTTCCTTAAGGCTACCAGAAGTAATCTCCAGGATTTGGAGGCAGCCGTTGTCGAGCTTAAAGCTAAGGCACTCAGGGATAAATGGAAGGAGACCTTTATCTATGGTGATGCCACAGCCAACCCCAAGCAGTTTGATGGTCTGAGGAAGCTCATTGATACCACAACTGCTAGCGACCAGCTAATTGCTGCTGGCGCTGCTGGGGCTACCCTGACTCTATCTATGCTTGATGAGCTTATTGATGCCGTAAAGGGCGGCAAGCCTGATATGCTGCTGATGAGCCGAAGGACGAGGCGTAAGATTAACGCCTTGGTTAGGGCTGCCGGGGGTATGATGGAGACCGACAGAGATAAATGGGGTAACTTCATCCATTTATGGGATGGTATCCCCATTGGTGTCAACGACTGGATACTGGATACCCATGTCGTTACCGATAGTGTTGAGACAGCTACCACTGGTGACACTTGCTCCACTATCTATGCCCTTCAAGTCGGCGAAGGAGCCCTTTGTGGCTTAACTGCACCCGGTCACCTCACCGTGGAGCCTATCGGCTCGCTGGAGACCAAGGACGCTTCCCGAACCAGGATTAAGTGGTATGTCTCACTAGCTCTGTTTAGCTCTATCAAGGCAGCCGCTTTAATCGGCGTTCAAGACTAAAACTAAATGAGGGGAGAGGGCATCAAATCTTTAACCTTCCCCTCTCCCCACGGAGGTAAATTATGGGAGAAATTTATTCAACGCAGCCCAAACTTCATAGGAGCGGGGTCACCACCATTGACACCTCAGACCCGGCTGATATCTCAGGAGCCGTAGACACCAAAGGCTACAAGGAGTGCCGGTTTGACATTACCATTACTGGTACCATAACTAGCCTTGAGGTTCAGACCCTATTCTGGAATCCGAGGCAGGAGAAGTGGATGGGTGGTGGCGAGAGAACCTTTGCCTCTACCGGGCAGCACGCTCTGGTGGTCGATTGTAGAGGGGCAATTATCTTTCTCAAGGTAACCGCCTTTTCAGGGACATCATTCTCCCTGTCAGCGGATTATGTATTAAGTTAAGGGGGAAAATTATGCTTAAACTGGCTGGAGAAGCAAGCGTCGGATTCGAGGAAATTGAGACTATTACCTACAGCCCTGTGGTTGAGGATACCGGAGACCTTGAAGCAGGCACTAACAATATTACTGCTACATCGGAGGCTTCAGGGGTAGGTAATGCTGATTACAGCAAAGCGCTAACTATTGATACACCTAATGACACGAGGCTGGTAATAGAGAGAATTGCGACTCGCCTAGCAGCTACCATTGATTCAATGACAGCCGGGCATCTTTACTGTCGGGTCTATGTTGACGCCCAGGATGCCGACCACAGGTTATTTGATGAGGACTGGACGGGTGCAGGAGATAAATTAGATACCGTAGCCAAAACTTCGGGCGCCATCTTTGACCTGCTCAAAGATGGCTCAGCGCATACCTTCTATTTCTTCTTCTGGGTGGATGCAGATAATGCAGTAATCAGTGTTGTCCAGCTATGGGAGGCAGTTGGAGCTGCAGGCACAGAGTATCAAAAGGTGTTGAGCCTAAATCATACGGGATTTATAAGTCTAGAAACTAGAGCCAGCAAGACAGGCACAGGCAGTGCTTCAGTTGGATTAAATCACAAGGATTATGTCGCTAGTTATCCTTGGACTCTGGGGACTAGAAGCAGTGAACATCTAATGGTCGACTCGGCGTTGATAAAGGATGCCTATTTTGAGATGCATAGCACTGTTGCTACCGACCTGACATACTTCAAATATCCCATAGTAATCATTTTAAGGAGTGAGCGATGAACTTAACTGAGTTATATGCACAAACACCAGTGGAGAGGCATAAGGGCATTATAGTTTCTGATGATAGGGTATTTGTCAAAGATGCTGAGGGCAATGTTGATGAGTACCTTGCCTCTGGCTCAGACCCAGAGGAGCAGGAACTACTGCTGGTTCGTTCTGATGGAGATATCAATGCTATTAGAAGTAAGCTGGGAATTAAGGAGATAGCTAAATGAACCTAACCGAGATGAGAGCGATTGTTCGCCGAGACCTCCACGATGAGAATACGGCTAACTACCGCTGGTCTAATGATGAGCTAGATAGGCATATTGGTCACGCCGTCAAGGAGTTCTCTGAGGCGGTCCCTTATGAGCAGAAGGCGACCAAAGCCACTACCTCAGGCTCTAGGGAGATTGGTATATCCATCATAACCGACCGCATCATGATTGAAGCCGTAGAATACCCGGTGGATAAGTTCCCCAAGAGATACCAGAGATTTTCCCTGCGTGGAGATACCTTGACCATCCTTAGCGACGAAATCCCTGATGGCTCAAACGCTTATATTTACTACGGTAAGCTGCACACCCTCAATGCCACCGGCTCTACTATTCCTACCAAGCACGAGGATCTAATTGCTGCCGGCGCCACCGGCTATGCCGCTGTCGAGTGGGCTATCTACGCTATCAATCGGGTTAATGTTGGCGGTGGAATCACCCCCAGCGAGTTCCTTACTTGGGGTAGAGAAAGGCTGCGTTCCTTCAAAGAGGAGTTAAAGAGACTGGGTAGGAGAAACCGGGTCAGAGTCCACTCTCTCTATAAGCCATACTATCCCATCGTGTCTAAATCAACCGACTACGGACCCTAATTAAAGGGGTGTCTTAAGAAGGACGAAGCCCCTCTTTAATAAAATACCCCCTCTCCTTTGAAGGAGAGAGACTCAGGAGACTAAGGTTGATGAACATTTATAAGGCACTATGGTCAAAGATAGGCGGCCGTCCCTGGTCTTATATCTTGAGAGATACCTGGCATAAACTTGAGGGTCTCTGGATTATCGGTCTGGTAGCTTTAGGCGCATTACTCGGGCATTGGCTCTGGGACTTAGTTTTCTGGTTTCTCCTAGTCTTTGCTCTGGGCTACATCGCTGGACACCTCTTCTGGGGAAAGGAATATATCCCCAACCAACAGGGCAAGCAAAGGATAAGGTGAGACAATGCGAAGTCTATCGGCAACACTGCTAGCCGCCCAGAAACAAGCTTCCCACACCCCCTATGTCAAAGTGGAGGCTAAGAATAAGATAGCTGGCGTAGTCAGGCTCAACTGGACGAGGCTCTATACTGGCTCGGAGGACGATTACTTTCACGCGGTGACTATGCCTGGTGACGGTTCACTAATCAGAGCTAGAATAACCCCTCCCAGTGACTCCAAGAAGCTCTATCGCCAGAGGGTGGCTAACCCCGGTCCAACATCCGATTTTAGCCAGTGGGTTTATACCAACCAGTATAGTGTCGTTGCTGTCGCTTGCTGCTCCCTGGGTGCTGAGGTCTCTATCTTCTGGATTGAAGACCTTAATAGAAAGGTGCAAAGAATAAAGAGCTCCGATTACGGCGTCACTTGGGGAGCCGCTGAGCTCATTGATTATTCCTCATCCACTGCTATCTACGGTCTGGCTGCCGCCTACAAACCTAACGGGGATTTAGCTATCTTCTTTGCTGACCAGGCTACCCTCTATGTCAAAAAGTATATTGCTGGTGCTTGGCAAGATAAGGTTGCTTGGGATAAAACTACCGGTGACTTGTCCGGGGTAGCTTGTGTCTATGATAGTGGTTGGAATCTTTTTGTTACTGGTAAGGATACCGCTGGCAATTACAAGCTGCGGAGCCTGATATATGGTGATGGTGGCGAGGTTACTGCTGATACTTGGTCACCCCTTAAGGAGTTTGCTTCAGCCCCATCTGGTGGCAACTTTGAGTATCATAGAGCCTTTATGGACAAGCCCGACGTCTATCGAGGCTTCTATGTCGAGAAGTTCACCGGCACCGAAGCCTATAACCGCCCCTTCTGGTCTCACTCTGTTGGAGAGACCTTTCTCAGTAACCTGTGGCGTGAGCCAGTTCCGTTTAACCTATCAAGTGAACCTGACCGCCGATGTTATAGGGGTAAGAGAGGAGATAGGTGAGGAATCAGGCAAGCTAGTTGTTGAGCTGAGAAATGATGAGGGACAGTATGCCTCCCCAGGGGAGGGGGCACTGTCAGTCCTAGATATTGGTTGCCAGTTAGAGTTCAGTCCCGGCTACCAAACCACCGCTGGTAATGAGGTCAGCCCAGGTCAAACCTTCATCCTTGAAGCCTATGAGCATACCAGCTCTGGCGGTAAAGCCACCCTCATTCTCCATACCCTAGACGGCTGGGGAGCAATAAACACCTGGAAAGCCAGGCATCAGTTCCGCTGGAATAAGGCCTCCGATGAGATGAGTGTTAAACAAATCCTTGAGTTCGTCCTCGCCAGAGTTGGCTTAAAACTTGAGGTCAAATCCCAGTCATCAGTTATCACCAGTTACTACCCTGACTTTACTATTCACCCCGGTAACTCCGGTGAGACGGTGGTCAGGAAGCTGCTCTCCTTTGTGCCCGATGTCATCTTCATTGAGGGTAATAAAGCCTATATCGTAAATCCTTTAGCCACGGATAGCTCAACCTATAATTACGGCTCAGACCACGATATATTAGATGGCAGGTATAAAATAGGGGCATGGAGACTTAATCGCGTCCAAGTCGAAGGCTATGATGTAGAAGCGGCCGCCCCTGTTATTGTTGATAGCTTTGACTGGGATGAAATAGACAGGCTCTACGACAGGCTGAGACAGATTGAGGACAGGAATATAGATACCGTAGCCAAAGCACAAGCTCGGGGACAAGCCTATCTGAGACAGTCCGAGATTAACTCAATCAATGGTGTTATTCGAATTCCAGTTA